CAGAAGAATTCAGAGGGTATTGCAAAGGTAATACTCTCAAATACACGTGGCGGGAACGCTACAAGGGCAAGTCTGTAGAGGACTTGCGGAAAGCGCGGTTTTACTTAGACCGTTTAATTTTGGAACTAGAAAATGAGCAGGAAGATAAGAGCTAGCATTACAATATCTGCTTCTATTGATTTAGATGAATTTAACGCCGACGTTGATGAAATTTCGGATACTGTAAGAGAATACATAAAGATTTATTGTTTGATGTTGAAGGTATCAAACCTGCTAAAATTAGCGTGAGGATGACACATGAATAACCAATTACCTACAGATTATCAGAATTTTATTGCCCTATCTCGTTATGCGAGGTGGAAGGAAGACGAACAGCGTCGGGAGACTTGGAGTGAGACTGTATCCAGATATTTTGATTATATGGCTGACCATCTGCATCATAAACACGGCTATAAGCTTCAACCTGCACTGAAGAAAGAACTGGAAGAAGCAGTGTTGAATCAGTCAATTATGCCCAGTATGAGAGCCTTAATGACTGCCGGTCCAGCACTAGACCGCTGCCACGTAGGTGGTTACAACTGTTCTTACGTGCCTGTAGATAGCCCACGTGCGTTTGATGAGACCATGTATATTCTTATGTGTGGTACAGGAGTAGGCTTCTCTGTTGAACGCCACTGTATTGAAAAGCTACCCATCGTAGCGGAAGAATTTCACAACACAGACACTGTAATTAAAGTTGGCGACAGTCGGCCTGGATGGGCAAAGTCCCTCAAAGAACTGATTGCTATGCTGTACACAGGCCAAGTTCCTAAGTGGGACGTGTCTGATGTGCGTCCTGCTGGTGCTAGGCTTAAGACATTTGGTGGCAGGGCATCAGGCCCACAGCCATTGGTGGAGCTGTTTGAGTTCGTTGTACAGAAGTTTAAAGGTGCCGCAGGGCGCCGGCTATACCCAATTGAGTGTCATGACATCATGTGTAAGATTGGTGAAGTGGTAGTCGTGGGTGGTGTACGCCGCAGTGCATTGATTTCATTGTCTAATCTCAATGATGACCAGATGGCACACGCTAAGTCAGGCCAGTGGTGGGAGAATGAAGGCCAACGTGCGCTAGCTAATAACTCCGTAGCCTACAAGCAAAAGCCTGAGATGGGCACATTTATGCGTGAGTGGTTGTCATTGTATGACAGCAAGTCAGGTGAGCGTGGCATCTTCAACAGACAATCAGCAATCAAGCAAGCGGCTAAGAATGGTAGACGTGATACAGACCATGACTTTGGGTGTAATCCGTGCAGTGAGATTATATTACGCCCGTATCAGTTTTGCAATTTGTCAGAAGTAGTTGTACGTGAGAATGATACAATTGATGTGCTGAAGAACAAAGTACGTCTTGCAACCATACTTGGTACATTCCAGTCTACATTAACTAACTTTAAGTACCTTCGTCACGTATGGAAGAAAAATACTGAGGAAGAAAGATTGCTTGGCGTTTCACTTACAGGAATTATGGATAGCACATTAACTGCTACTGCTGGTAATAAGCTAGAAACCCTGCTTGAAATGTTGCGTGATATTTCTGTGCAAACTAACAAGGAGCTTGCTACTAAGCTTCAGATTCCTCAGTCTACTGCGGTAACATGCGTAAAGCCTAGTGGCACTGTATCACAGCTCACAGATGCTGCCAGCGGCATTCATGCACGGCATAATCCTTATTACATTCGCACTGTACGCGGTGACAACAAAGACCCGCTCACACAGTTCTTAGTCTCTGAGGGTATTCCAGCAGAGCCTGATGTAATGAAGCCCGACAGCACTACAGTGTTTAGCTTTCCAATGAAGTCACCACAAGGTGCAGTAACACGTACTGCCATGACTGCCATTGAACAGCTAGAATTGTGGCTTACCTATCAGCGCCATTGGTGCGAACACAAACCATCTGTAACAATTTCTGTGAAGGAATCGGAATGGATGGATGTAGGTGCGTGGGTCTACGAACACTTTGATGAGGTTAGTGGTATTAGCTTCCTGCCATTTAGTGAGCACACGTATCAGCAAGCCCCATACCAAGATATTGATGAAGTACAATACAAAGAGTTCTTGACTAAGATGCCGAAAAAGGTAGACTGGTCTAAGCTACAGGATTTTGAAAAAGAAGATACTACATCAGGTGGACGTGAGTTAGCGTGTACCGCAGGTGTGTGTGAAATTGTAGATATTTCAGCAGGGTGAGGATACAATGGCTAATAACAAAGCAGTGGACAGGTTTTATCATGAGGGACGTAAGTCTTTTAGTGTAGTAGAAAAGTGTGGTAAATACTACCACAGTGCTGCCAATCCATATTCAATGGATTCATTTAGGGGAAAGGAATGGCAACGTGGGTATAACCTCAGCTATTTCCAAAACTTAAAAAGGGTTCAAGCACGATGAATGCAAGAGAAAACCAAGTCCGCCGCTTTCAACAAGCCATGGAACAGCCCATTGATATACCAATGTCTAGCAAAGAACTGATGTTACGTATGTCCTTTATTGATGAAGAAGTAAAGGAGCTACGTGATGAAGTGGTGACTGCAGTTAAGGAGCTGGGGGATACCACAGAGGTTTCACATGAAATACGTGTGAAGATATTAAAGGAACTGAGCGACGTTATGTACGTGGCTTCTGGCTTTGCTGTAACTTTTGGCTTGCCAATATCTAGGGCTTTTGATAGGGTACATGCATCTAATATGAGCAAAATGGTTGATGGTAAAGCTATCAAGAATGACGAAGGCAAAGTCATGAAGGGGCCGAACTACAAGCCACCCTTACTAGATGACTTAATAAGCGACCAATTAGAATTATTCTAGGAGTACCCTGTGTCAGATAACGAAGATATAGTCACCATTAACGGTGTTAAATACAATTACTTTGAGTTGGAAGACTCACAGCAATATATGGTCAATCAAATACGTAGTCTGAATGATAAAATTCTGAAAGCTAGGTTTGAATTGGAACAGATTAAAATAGCGCATGGAGCATTTTCTTCACAGCTTATTCAATCTGTAAAAGAAACAGAACCAGAAAAGGCTTCGGAATAAATGGAAAATCTAGAACCAGTAAAGAAAGACCGTAAGAAATTTGACTTGGATTTGCAATACGGCAAAGTTCGTGAACAGCGTATCGCTGACATGCTTCAGAATAAAAAGATTGAGGTGAAGTCAGAAAGGGATATGTGGGCACGTACCGGCAATATTGCCATTGAGTATCAATCGTACGGCAAGCCAAGTGGCATCGCTGCCACAGAAGCTGACTACTGGTTCCACAATTTGTGCATCGGTGATGATACGTTTGCTACACTTGTGTTTAGCACCGACTCACTAAAAAGAATTATCGCTAACCTTGATTACAAGAAAACAGTGAAGGGCGGCGACAACTACGCCTCTCAGATGTATCTTCTGAATATACAAAAGCTATTTTCATCTGACGTAATTAAAGCATTTAAGGAAAACGAAAATGGCATCAATGAAGACGCTATCAATACACAGTGAGCTAGACGTACACCTGAGCATAACCAAGCAGGGCATCGGTGTAACCATATCAGGCGAAGAAGCTGAGACTTCATTTAGTGAATATACATGGGATGAGCTGTCTGATGACATGATTGAACAGCATGCTGTACCTGTGCTAGCTAGCAATGACTATAAGATAAGCAAAGATAGCCGCGACTTTATCAAAGAGGCGGCACAAAAAATGCGCTATGCCGCTAGTAAAATGGCACAGCGCACTGATAATATGGATGTTGTTGATATTAGTTAGTGTACATACCCCGAACAGGTGGTATTTCTGTATTCTCGGCATCAAATAGTTTTTCCATTTGTTCATCTTCTGTGGGTGGGTCGTATGCCATACGACCTACTATTGTGCCCAGTGCACCCTTACCAAAAAAGTAAGTTTTAATAGTATCTTTAAAATTTCCTGCTGTAATATCTTGGCCTAGTCCAATAGACTGATTTACAAAAAAGTCGTTTGTAAACAAATTAGAAATTTTCTTTTGCATTCCTAGTCTAGCCAAACCACTAAGAAACTTAGTCCCATCTACGGTAAACAATTCACCAATAATTTGTGCACCTGATAATGCAGCACCTGCATCTGCTTGTCCTCGGCTT